TTAAACGATATCTTTTGATTCAATCAATGTATAAGTAAATGACTTACCATGAATAGCACCAGCTTTTCTGCAGATAGCCATGAACTCTTCAAAGTCAGCTGCTTTTTTGAATACCTGACAACCTTCAGACCAGTTCTCTACATAAGTAGAATCAGCACCTGCTTTGTGGATGTTAATACCAAATACACCTTCTTGGATTTTGGTTTCATCATAGTTCATATCACGATTTGCATCACGATAAACTTTTACTGGTTTTTGTTGTTTCAATGCTTCGTACTTACCTTGGTGTAATCCTAAAGTATGTGAACCACGATATTGACCGGGAACCAAACGAGCTACTCCAGCAGCGTTATGATATTCCTTAACACCTTTAGTTCCAGGATCGGTAGTGTTTACCCATTCTTTGTAAATCCAAACACCATTTTCTTTGTAAGATACTGAAATAGCATCATCAAATGCGTTAGTAACTTTAGTTCCGGTAGCAGAGTTTCTGATACCAATGATGTTCAAATCAAACCCTTTGTTAGAGGCGTCTTCGAACCACACATAACCTTTAGCTTTTACAGCTTTTTCAATTTGTTCTTTTGTGTACTTTGCCATTTTATTAGTCTCCTTATTTTAGCCACCCATAATACTTGAGTGTTTTTTCCTCACGGTCGGCTAACCCATGAGTTCCACCATTAATTCTTTTTGTCAATGCAAGAATGGTATCTTTATTAACACCCTTATCACAAATATCCCATAATTTATTTCTCTCAAAGAAAAACAAAGCAGATTCAAAAGCAAGTTCATTTGCTACTAAATCAGGTGTTGTAATGATTTCGGGTTTGTTTAAATATTTTGAGAACGCTTCGTAGTTAGCTTTACCAGTTAATTGTAGAGCTCCTCTACCACGATATTTCCAACCATCACCTGATGCTTCATTACCATTACCCATTCGGTCAGCATATACTCGATTAGCAATCTTTTCAGGTTGTCTAGCATATGATTCTTCTAAATTTCCAGGAAAATACTTACCAAAGATTCCTTGTAATCCTTGAGCTGAATAATTTAGATTTTCAGAGAATGCTTTAAATCCACCAGTCTCATGTGATGTTTGAGCAAAGAAATGTGCCGCTCTTTCGGGTGTAAACTTGTAGTATGTCATAGCTGCTTTTAAAGTTCCGGGCCCAAAAGCACCATCAGCATTTACACCAATTTTAGTTTGTAACGATTTTAAACTCATAGAACTCCTATTTTAGAAATAAATATGTTAATATCTTATCTTTCGATTTGTTTTAATTTTAATATATTCAATTTTGGACGAGATGGTAATGCTATATCAGTTTGCCAGTTTAATGGTGGTTCTTTATCATTTTTATCATCTCTATTACAATCCGGTGTCATTTTATAAAATAATAAATCACCATTGGAATCATTTTTTCTAACAACATAATCTGATAAATCTACAGCAACTACCGATTGTTGTTGATATGAGTAATATAACCAAGAACCTTCAACTGCTCTTTTATACAACCACTCTGAAATAGTATCAAGTCTATCAACTCTTTCTATTTCCTTATCTATGATTGTATTGTATTCAATTACTCTATTTGTATAATATATCAACAAGGTATCTCGGATTGATATTATAGAATCTTTAACTCTCGTGTCAGCTTTATACTTTGCTATTTTAGCTTTTTGACTTTCAAATATAGAATTAATTGTATCAGCTTGACCCTTTGTCAAAATAACAAAAGTATCACCATCAATTACCTTCTGAATCGGGTAACTTGATTGGCTGAAACTCAAATTCCCTACCATTATTAATGCTATTAACAGTCCTCTCATCTTTCAATTCTTTCTTAATGTTTTTAACAACAGACTTGGTACTATCTAAATCCCCAATAACCTCGGATACCATGGTTTCGAGGTTTTGTTTTTCTTCTACAAGTTCTTCATTTTGAGTTTCTAATTTAGAAACAGTACTACGCAATGATTTATTTGCTGTGGTTAATTGTTTATTCTCATCGGTGAGTTGTACGTTTTCTTCAACAACGACAACGTGACCATGACCACTTGAAAATATTTGTAAACAAACCAATGCTACAAATGCTGTGATTACTATGAGTATCTTTCTTTTCATTTTTTACCACTTAAAAACATGATAACGATTTCTTTTAAACTTTTAGAGTTTTCGGTACTTTCGGTCAATTTCTCTTCCAATGAATCACGATATTCCTCTTCCAAGTATTCTACTCGTTTTCTATACTCTTCTTCACTCTGCATTAGTTTGTTTAAAAACACCCAACACAAATAACCCAATCCTAAAACGGCAAAACCCAATACTCCATATTGAGTTAATACTTCAAACGGACCAAAAGACATTATTTCTTACGTTTCTTTGTATTATTTAATTCTTCTTTTAGTCTGTCTTTTTCAGCCCACTGGCGTTTTAAAAACATCCAAGCTACATACCCAAGCGCAAGTACAGCTAATCCTAACGGACCGTAATCACCCAATTGATTAAATACACCAAAATCAGGTACGGCCGGTTGTACTGAAGTTGTATCCATCGTACTCCTTTATAAAATATATGCAGCCACAATATGTGGCCGCTTCTGACTATTCTAATATAATAATTTACTCTTTCGAGTTACCATTGTCGGTAGCATATTTAACACCCATAATAGTACCAACTATTGAAAATGCATTTGTCAAAAGAATACCAAACATATTGCTCCATGTAGAACCTATGATTTGCGTATCTTGACCAGCCATCATTGCTATAGCGTACATTACCGATGTAATTACACCCACCCCAATTATCACAAATAAAGCAACCCTAACAATCGTACCTATTAATTCAAATTGAGTTCGTTTTTGCATTATATCAAGGTCATCGAGTGCTTTGTCTTTAGCTTGTTCAGCTTGACTTCTTAACATTTCAGACTCATCTAATGCAACTCTCAACTCTTCCATCAATTTAGACGTGTTAGCCGCTGCTACTTCTAATTCTTTATTTTGTTGTTGTACTTGTTTTGTTACTTCTAGTCTCTCTTTACGAGAAGAAACATCTCTAACAATACAATCTTTTAGATAGGTTTCAAACTCAACATCACCGGCTTCGGCTTGTAGAATCTTTAATATATTACCCTCAAGATATATTTTCTTTTTGGATAATTCTAATAACCCATCTCTCGTAACTTTTCCAACAACCATTTTTATTTATATATTTTAAACGGGGCTGTTTTATTTCGATACCCCTCATAGTCTTTTTTAAACTCAATTAAACGTGGTTCAATGTCATCTGATTTTATAATCCAAAACTGAGCACCAACTTTTTTTGCCTTTTCGATTTCTTCAATATCCTCTGATGATGATATGATACCAATCACACACCCATTACCATATTCATAGTTTATTTTACGAATCATCTCAATACCATCAAAAGATGACCCGATGATGTTCAAATCAACAAACACACATTCAGGTCTTTCATGATTCACGTCATCAGGAAACCACTCCTTGAATTTTTTATCAGCTTCATCAGATGAATCTAACGCTTCCATTGAAAGCGCTATATCAAGCAATGAACAAGCATCCTCGAATACGAGATGAAATAAATTTTCGTCATCAATTAACATTAAAGATTGAATCATACCCTTACCATTAGTTTTGTTCCACAATCAGTCTTATAAGCTCTTATTTTAAAGCCGTGTTCTTTTAATATTTCAGTACATATATTCAACCCCAATCCAGTTCCACTTTCTACCTGACCTTCTTTTCTCTGATAAGGTTGTGATAATATGTCAAACTCGTCTTGGGTCATACCTCTACCATTGTCCTCTATAACTATGTAGGACTTACCATCTTCGGTTGATTCTTTGTATATTTTTACCCACTTTGTTGGTGAATCATTATACTTTAATCCATTTCTAATTAGATTATCAATAGCAGTACAAAATAAAGCTTCATTTACATCTATGGTTGGTAAATTACTATCAAGTATAACTTGGTTTTTATAAGCGGTAAGTCTTAAATAATCTTCTAATATATCTTTAATATCACAAGTGGTTTTTGTTAGTTGTGAATTTTGTTTTACAAGATTTGTAAACTCATATACCCCAGCATATACCTTTTGAGCATGATGTAACCCATCTTCCACTAATTGTAGTGGAGCCCCAATTCCAAGTTCTTTGATTTTGTCGTCATCAAGTCTACGTCTTAAAGACTTAACACCACGAGGTAAGTAAGTGTTAATACCGCTATGCATATCATGTCTGATTATCTTTGCGGCGTGTTCAAGATATATATTTTTCTTTTTAAGGTCATTTGATGTAGTTTGTTTATTTCGTAAGAATTCCATAACCACCATGAAAAAGGGTGGCATAAACGCAATTACACATGAGTATCCAAATACGGCTAGTTCATATGAATTTTTACAAATTCCAAAAACAATACATGATTGTACAGCGAAGAACGTAAACATAATCACAGCAGCTACTAAAAGTGCTACTCGTGACCTAACTGATATTCCATCGAGAGCCGACACGTCATAGCTCCGACTTTTTGAATCCTATTTTTTCAAAAATCCACTTTGATGGACATACCTTGGTCCAAACTCCAGCTTGTAGCATTATCACTACAAATAAAACAACATACCAATTGCTCAACAAAATTGATGTCAACAATACAAGTGACATTAACAAGTATACGGCTCTAACCGATGTCCAATGTTTCATAGGGCTCCAATTGTAGCAAAAAATGCTACCTTTAATCGAATCCAAAACCGTGTCTTCCAAGGTAGTGCTTTGAATTCGGGTGTATTAAATGATTCTTCTATCATAAGAATAAATATTAAGCTATCTCTAAAAAGTCAAGTGGTATATCCCATTCGATTCCAAATGGGTCTTCTATCCTACCTTCTTGCTTTTGTTCGTTTACTGATATGAGAGTCACCTTTTCTCCCACTATCAGACTTCCCCGATGATTCGAGTATGTCTTCTTTAACTTTATTTTTCTTTTTGGGTTTAAATTTTTCATAACCAGCGTGTTGAATTTCACTAAAATCGAATTGATTAACATTAAGTTTAGCCATGTCGGATTACTTTCGGATTAATATTTCAAAACCATGTTCGGCCCAAAAATTCTTAAACGATACTTCTCCTAATATGTTGGTTGAGTAATCAACATCTTTCTCGGTATCATCTGGTAGTAATATAAAATATCTCATAGTTTTATAAGGCCATCTTCATAGTGTTTTACACGATTAACCTTTACATTAAATATGTCAAATTCGTACTCACCGATTTCAAAGTTGTTAAAATCGAAGATTTCTGACATATTTTGGATGAATTGAAATGACTGATTTGTCATTCGTTTAACATCAAATTGTACAATAACGTCCGAATTCTCATTCACATTTATACGTTTTGATAAGTCGAATTTAGTATTTGACTGTTCATTTTTAATATACTCAGCAATCACTTCTTGTGGTAAATCGGTATTGATTACATCACACCACGGTTCTAACATCTCTAAAAATTTCATGTCACAATTTGTGATGTCAAACTGAATATTGTATTTATGTGGAATTAACGGTTTCATGTACACATCATGTTTTACAAAATGTCCCCACTTACGAATGAAATTTCTACCATTCTTGGTCGTGGTGTGAATCCATTCTTCGGAGTTTACACCAGCAGACCCACCAGCGTGTTTGTTAAATCTACTACCACGAGATGTAAAGTGATACACGAGAGCATCCCAACTCTGAATCAGCTGATATCCATTAAGTAGAAACCTATTGAATAAGTCGGAGTCTTCCTTTGATTGTGGAGCAAATAGTTCATCATGACCACCGATTGATAGAAAATCCTCACGATACATACACCATGGTGCAAATATACCTTCAGTAGTTTTATCTTTGTTTTGATTCTCAAGTTGTAACAAG